ATTTATCTCCTAGGGTTAATTATATCTACTTTTTTCCAAAATTTCTACCAAAATCGTGAATTTTACTTTGATCAGCCATACCTTGTTTAGCTAATGATACATTTGCTCTCATTTTAGCTAGTTGTTCGTTCTGTTCTAACTTATCTTGTTGATTTTCTTGGTTCATAAGTGCTTTTGCCTTGTCTAAATTCATTCTTTGGTTTTCATTTTTCTTTTGTTGCTCTAAATCAGCTGCTCTTAGGTCAACTTCTCTAGCTTTTAGCTTAATTAATGGATCTCCGCTAAACTCACCCATTATTTTTTGTTCTTCCTCCATATAATCTTTAGTCATTTCAGCAATCAACACAGCTTTTCTTCCATTTATGGTTTGAGTTAGCTGAGTTACTTGTTGAATCAACTGTTGATTCTGTGGTTGTTGTTTTAACATCTGTTGCATTTGTTGAGCTTGTTGTAATTCTTGTTGAAACTCTAATTGTATTTGTTCTTGTGCCATTAAACTAATTCTCTCTAATATATTTTTTTGTAATGAAGCCATAACAGCAGGTGAATTTTGTATCATATTAGATTTCATAAAGTTTAAGTGTGAATCAATGTGTGCTTTGTGATCTTGACCAGGAAAAGCTTGAAAAGGTTTGCCACCCATAGCTGCAATTTCTTCCATACTTGGATCTATTGGTTGTGGTTGTATTGGTGGTGGTAAGATTGCATTTATATTTTTAATACCAATCGCATTATACATAGATCTGTAAGCTTGATAAAGATCATGAACTTCTGGATTTGATTGAGCTAATTGTAATTGTATTTGAGCTAAATTAATTCTTTGTGTTTGTGAAAATATGTTTGGATCAGCTACAGGAACAATATCTACTCTATCATCAAAGTCTGAAACTTTAACATTTCTTGATGCTCCTGGAACATCATATGGATATTCAGCTGGTAAGTAAGTTTTAAATACATTAGCTAATAATTTAAACTCTTCTTTTAAACCTACGTATAATCTTTTGTGTATAGCTGACATTACCCGCGATCCACGCTCCAATAACGCGACTGTCGTTCCGACTGCAGCGGTTTGGTTCATGTCGCCAACTTGTGCATCTGCGATGGACGCGAAGCGTTGACCTGCTTGTACTACAACTCCCATCAAAGCTAATAAAGTTTGATCTGGGCCTTTGAATGGTAATTGCATAAACTGATCTTTAATATTTCCGCCAGGTGCATCTACATCTCTAAATTCACCAGGTTGTAATGGTTGTGCATCATCTCTAATTCTCATACCTCTAGTTTTAAAACCAGCAGGTAAGTTAGCTAAAGTTCCGGCATCAAGTAATTGTCTTAACGCAGCTGTTGCAGTTCTAGATAAACCACCAATCATGTGAATTAAACCAAACCCATAAAAACCAGTACCTGGTAAAAATTTAAATTGTACAAAGTAATGTTTTTTCTTTTTTAATAGATCATCAGGTTCATAGTTTCTTCTAATAGATAAAACTTTTTGAGAAGATTCATCAATTGTAATAATGTAAGGTAATTTAATTCCTGTTTCTTCTCCTTGATTATCAACATCAGGATAATCTTCTAAATCTAAATCTGTATGTATCTCTAACAGAGTATACATGTTATCGTTTTGTTGATCGTTTCTTGTAACGCCTTCTAACTCTAATTGTTTAGTTTTAATTTCACTTTCGTTAATTGGAGGATCTCCTAATTCTATATCTCTATAGAAACCACCAACTTGTTGTTTTCTTAAATCGTTTTCTGATATTTTAATAACGTGAACAATAGATTCTGCATCATCTAAACTATTTGCAGTGTAAGGAACAACCAAATCTTCTGCTTGTACAAATTTAGAGACGGCTCTACCTAAAAGATCGTCATAATAAACTTTCTTAAAAGTAGAACCGGTTAGGGGTAGATAGAAAAGCATTTGATCAAACTCTGGTTCATATTCTTTCATCTGATCCATAAGTTGATAGTTCATAAAATCTTTAACTCTATTAGCTTGGTCTTGTTTTTCATTTGATACGTCACCTAAAATTTGTGCACGCACAGGACCGTCTGCTGGTAATAATTCTTTGTAAGCTTGTGCTTGAAATTGTGTAACCGCTTCAGCAAGTACAGGGTGAGTAACACCTGATGCACCTTTGAAGGGTTCTGTTCTTCTTTCGTATTTAAAACCTAATAAATTTAAACCTTCTCTATAACTGTCGGCCCAGTCAGCTCTTGATTCTTTGTATTCTGTATAGCTGTCAAAAAGTTTACCACCAATTTCTTCTAGTGATTCATCTTCCATAAGTTCTGCAAGATTATCAAAATGACCTTTGGATTCTAATGCTTCTGCTTTAGGGTCGAACGAAATTTCCGCACCACCTTGGTCATCCATAGTGATTTCTGTTTCGTCTGTTGTGATTACTTCTTCTGTTCCTGGAACAGCTACTTCTACTTCTTTTGATTTGTCCTCAATGTCTACATTGGGCAATGACTTATCTACGCTATCTACCATATCTCTTTCCTGTTAATTAATTACACACCTACGTGTTTATACTCATAATCCCTGTTGGATTCAAGTCCTTTTTTCTTTTTGGTACAGTTACTCCTCTTTGTTCATAAAATAATTTTTCAGCATCATCTATTTCTTGTCGAGATGCTGGTATCTCCATATCGTCTACCATTGTCATACCTGATCTAACATTTACATCAAAATCTCTATTTGCTTTTCTGTATTCTAATAAATCTTCAGGAGTAGCAGCAACAACATCTTTTAAATAATCATTTGCAAAAGTAAGCTCATAAGGAGTTTCAAATTTTCTATTTTCATCACCTTGTAAATAATCTATTCCATATTTTCCGGCTCCTGTTATTAAACCTGGTAAATTAAGTAGGTCTTGTCCAAATTTTCCAGCTGTATAAGTTGCAGCTTGGCCGCCCGACACTCCTTGATCAGTAGCTTTAGAAAAATCCATTGCTGCAAACATCGGATCTATAACTAAAGCTGCTTTACCAGCACCTCTTGTTAATTTACCACCTACAGTTAAAATATTATCCATAGATTTTAAAATAGAGGGAGGAATTTTTAATCCAGCTTGAGAAAGATCTATAACTCCAGCAAAACTATTAAGTGTAAAACCTTTTGACTTTGCAAATTTTCTTACATTTAACATATCATCTACAAGTGCTGATCCTTTAGTTTCTATTGCAAAACCTTTTGGACCTTTTGCTAGTTTAAGAATGTTTTGTTGTGAAGCCACATCAAGATCACTAAAAGCACTTACTAATTTTCTAGGGTCTCCACCTTTTCTAATAAAAGGCACATCAATTTTATTTGTTTTTTGAAATTCAGCAGCTAATTTATTATAAGCATCTACACCTTTAAAATTTTTATCTTTTACCACTTGTCTTAAAACTTTAGTAAAAGGTTTATCTATTTTTATACCTTTTGTTTGGTTAAGTGCGCTTTCTATGTCTTGATAAATACCTGAATATCCTGGTGCCACTTTATGTGTAGCAGATAAACCTACTACATGGTCTAATACTCCTTTAATATTTTTTACTCTCATTTCTAAATTTCTTGTATATCTTGGATTAAAACCCAATAAAGAGTCTCTAATATTATATTTATAATTTCTTAAAGTTGCATCTTGAAATCTAAATCCATCTTTTTGACTTGTAATATATTTAACAATGTCATCATATTTTTTTCCAGTAGGTGGATTAAATTCTTTACCCATTCCTCTAGGAGCTTTTCGTTGTGCTGAACCTTTTTTTAATGCTTCTAAATATTTAGCTACATCATCGGAAACATTTGTGGCTAATTTTAATTTTTGTGAATCATTTGCTTTTAAAAATTTATTTCCATATATATTTTCTGTTAATTTATTTAAAGTTATTTTTGGATTTTTTTTAAATTCATTATTAATTTCTATAACTTTTTCAAATGATCTTCTTGTAATTTTATCTTTTGCAGCAGGAGTTGCATATTCACCTGCAGTTGCTCCTTTCATTTTTTTAACTATACCTTCTTGACTTAAAAAGTTAGTTGATTGTTTAGGTATTTTTGATTGTAAATCTTTAAAAAATTTTCCAATTACATTTCCTTTACCTTCAGCAAAAGATCCTTGTAAGTCTCCTCTAACATAATACCCATAGTTTCTAACGGCATCTTGTATAGCTTTAGATTTGCCTTTTAATAATCTTACTGCATTTTGTGGAGTCGGATTTTTACTTAAATCATCTAAAAATTTTATAAGTCCTTTTGCACTATCTGGTTTTAATGCATTATTAGGAATAGCATATTTTTTTCCATTAACTGTAATGTTTGTGGTTTTAAGTTGATAAGGATTTCTTTCTCGATACCTACGAGTTCTTTCAGCTTCTTTAGATAAATATATAGGATCTCTATTTTTTCCTACTTGTTTTTTTCTTATTCTATATTCTCTAGCTCTTTCAGCTTCTTTTCTTTTAAAAAGTATTTTTTCAAATTCACCCATTATGAATAATCAGAAAAGCCTGTTCCCGATCCTCTTGCACCAGTAGCTTCATTAACTGAAGAACCAAATGTACCAGAAGTAGTTTCTCCTGGACCACTATCAGAAGTAATAGATGCAGCATTTCTTCTTCGAGCTATCTCTGCTACTTTTTTAGCTTTTGCATCTTCTATTGCTTTTTGTATATCAGCAGCAACCTTTAAACCATATTTATGAATAGCCTTACCACCATCTATACCAATATTAAGCCTTGCGAAAGGATTAATAACAGGATTATATTTTACAAAATTTTTAAGTCCTGAATAAGCATCCCTTGCTCTCATACCTAAAGTATAATCTTCATCTGCAACAGTGCCTTCTCTAATATCATCTAAATTAAATGTACCGCCTGGACTTGTATATCCATAATCTAAATTGATTCCAGCTGTTGGACCTCCAGGTGGTGTACCTCCACCATCACTTTCAGATCCTGGTATAATAATAGGTTTTACAATATTAGGTGCTAAAATTCCTTGAGGTGTTGATGTGTTTAAACTAGCAGGTGCAGATTGAGTTGTTGGTGTAAATTGATTTGTGTTTAAATCAAACAAATCTATGTAATCTTGTTGATCAGCAAATTGATTTTGTAAACTAGGACTCATAGCATAAGTGTTCATTAAGTTTTGT